CGTGTAGGTATTTCGGAAGAAGAGATGGTGGACCCGATGCCTCTGTAAAAAGCGGTAGGAAGGGACATCGCTCGCCATCAGCGGACGAAAGGGCGTCGGCGGGCGCAAGCCCGCGCGCAGCTTCGTCAAGTAACTCGCTCCTGGGTAATCCAGTTGGTGTTCCCTCAAGGTCCGAACAATGTCGGCGTCCGACAGCTTGTCGGGTAGCAGCATGAGGTACTTGATGTAGTACTCCGCGGGGCTTCTTCGAATCACCTGGGCAGTCTACACTGCGAAAGAGGTGAATTGGTGTTCGTGCTCCACGCCGCCGGTGGCGGGGCTCGGAGCACGAACGTTAGCTCCTGATTTAGGAACCTTGGAAACCGAGGATCTTGAGACCCTCAATGACCTCTTCCGTCGACCGCACTGCGCGCTCGAGTGCCGACTGCGGCACGTTCGAGAGACCGCAGCGCACGGCGAAGAGCAACTCACACATCTTCGTCTGCACGTCTTCGATGTCCGGAAGGTAGCTAACAAAGGTCATGATGTTCTCGGGATTGATGAACCCGAGGCTCAAGACCGTGTCAACCATCTGCGGATCGGGGAAGCTCGCCGCTTCTTTGAGAAGGAGCGGCTGTTTGAAACCGGCTATGGCACCCACAATTCCAGCCGCCTTCTCGAGGGCCTGCTTCATCTGATCGCCCTTCGGAGCAACCAAGCACGCCACCTTGATCGGCTCCGGCCGGCTGAAGGCCACCGCCGCGGCCAGCTTCTCCGCGGCGTAATTCATCTCCACCCCAAGCCCCGCGAGGAGAAAGATCGCGTCATCCAGGGACAAGAAGCTGCGCTGCTCCGTCGCGATCTTGGTCAGAGGCGTCCCCCGCAGAGTAAAGGACATTCCGTCGGAGACCACCTCAACGTGCGCCAGCTTGCTCTCGGGGTTGGCTGCCGTGGCTTCCTCACTGCTCAAGAGCGAAATGTGATCGGCGCCATCAAGGGGCAGCCACTTCCACTCCGCGGGGATCAACACCCGGCCGTTGTCCACGGGGGTCACGTCGACCAGGTTGGGCTGCACGGACAGCGTGACCTTGTCGCCCCCGAACGTCGTGCCGTTGTACACTCGGGGTTGATCGCCTTGCGTCACCGAGTCCTGCAAATCGAAGGGCACCGTCATACGAACGCCCCCGTCGCGCTCGGTGTAAAACGTGCCGTGCTGCCCAATGGGCCCCGAAGGCAAGCTCACGTTGGCGCCCCCCGCAGGTACGCCATGAATGTCGCTCTGCACCGCGACCGTGCTGCCGTTGGTGAACAAGGCGATCGGAATCTCGGATCCATGCACATCGACCAGCTGAGGCACCACGTACCCCAATTGCTCTTTGCCCCCGCTGTCCATGACCTTGTACATCCCGGGCTTGGTCACCACCGATGCCGTCGCGGGTGCGTCCTCCGCCGTCTTCTGCAGGTTCGTACCTAGTGTGCAGCAACCGGTCAGATCCGCCTGCATGGCCACCTTGGTCCCGAAGCTCCGCACCACGTCCCCGCGATTCATCAACGCTTCTTGCGGATCCCAGTACCGGCGGCTCGCCGTCTTTACCTTGTAGCCCTCCACGGCTTTTTGCACTTGGACCACGTCGGGCTTGAGCCACTGCTCCCACGCCGCGTGCTTCGTCTGCTCCTGCGCGGCAAGTACCAGTCGCAGCGCGTCGTAGAAACGAGAGGACGCTACCTTGATCCGAGAAAATGCGTTGGGGCCTAGGGCATTTACTTCGTTTGCGGCATGCTCCGCATCGAAACCGTCCAAGGTGGGGAGGATGGCAAGCAGCACCGAGGCTTCTTTTTTTGCATCCACTTTGACCGCAGGCACCAACGACCTCGCGGCAATCCCCGGATACTTCTTGGCCACCGCCGAATAGACCCTGGTCTTCTCCGCGGGTGAGCCGTGAGCGCCGACCATCGACAGCGCAGCCTTCGCATGGGTCGCGTTCTCGATAGGGTACTTGCCTGTACCGCCGGGGCCTTCGCCCTTCGGGATTGCAAAGTTCTTCGGCTTGATGTGCTCGCGCGCTGATTGTGTGAGGACGTTCGCGTCCTTCTCCGCAGCGCTCAGAATGAACGCCTCGAAGGCACTGGACGCTTCGTCCGCGGCCGCGAGCTTCATGCCCACCTTGCCAATGCCCATCCCGCCGGCCGCGTTCATCGCGATGCCGCCCCCACCAAACCCGTAGTTCTGACGGTAGGGTGGGTAGAGCTGACCAATCATGCTCTGATCCCCCGGCGTTCGGCTGGTGACGTCAAATGCCTGGGGCCGAAAGAGCGCCTGACGCAGCCGGTTTTCCGTCAGCGGGATGGTCGCGCCGGTATCATTGATCAGCAAGTCGAAGGGGCTGAGCTTCTTTTCCCGGATGATGAAGGGGATGCGCACCGTACGGATGCCCGCCGAATCCAATTGATCCTGCGGCGTATCCATCGGGGCTTCTGTTTGGTTCTGGATCTCGACGTGCCCTAGCCCGTACCCCCGTTCCGCGTCCACGCTCGCCATGCGCACATGGGGTTGGTAATCGGTAATGTAGGGGACTTGCTTGTAGAGCTCTTGAAGAATCTGTTGCGGCCACTGATTCGGATCGTCTGGAAGATCGACCTCGCCCGCGCTTTTCTCGATGAACACTTCGGGGGCGTAGAAAAGAGGCTGCATCATGGTTTCTATACCTGAAAGAGTACATCGAACGATGCTTGAACTGAAGGCGCTGCGCTTAGCAGCACGATACCAAAAACGGGATCGCTAGGCTGAATGACGTTGGTACCGTCAATAAGACCCCCGGCAAATAAGCCGTTCACCTCCGTGCCCGTGGTCGCCAAGGAATCCCCGGCGAAGGTAAACGCGAATACGGGGCCGGCGTTTAAACTGGCGGCGAGTTGCGCCGTAGCACGTAGCGCAGGGATTTTGATCGCGAGAGCCAGCTGAATAGCCAATTGCAAGCCCCCCAGCTGAATCGACAGCGTGCCCGCCAACGCGATGGAAGCGCTGAGCTGCACACCAATTTGAATTGAGGGGATAGGAAATTCGAGGGCTAGGGACAACGCCACTTGAATGTTGGCGAGCGCCATGAGCACCGCTTGAATCCCAGCGAAGGGGTTACCCACCTGAATGCTCAGGCCCACCGACATGGACAGCGTCGCCATGAGGCGCGCGCTGATGTCGAGCTGAAAGGGGCCTAGGCCCGCCGCGATGAGCGCGTCGATTTGGATGCCAAGAGGTACCAAAAACCCAACCGCCACCGCGAGGCCCACGTTGAAGCCGCCCAACGTACCGCTTTTGAGCGCACCCAGAGCCATCGCTTAGCCTTGCGGCCCCGGGACCAACACCGTGCTGGATCCGTTGGTGATAAAGCCGGTGAACATCGCGCCCGCTGAGATGACACCTGGCGTCCCCGGTACGGGTGCGCTCAGGATAATAGGTACGGGCGTTGCGATAACAATGCTCACCGCTGAGCCGACGGTGGCCACGGGGGTGTCCCCTCCGTTAATGGTTACCGCGCCCTTATCCGACGTAATCTGAACCCCAGTACTTCCCACCAACCGTAGATTTTCTGTCGCCTGCAATTGCAGTGACTTACCCGAGGTCAGCGTCATCCCCTGATCTGCCGTAATACGAAGTTGATTTTTGACGCGGATGTTGACGCTTGCTTCAGCGCGCAAGAACCCAGACCCTGACCGGTCAAAAAACATCTTCAACTTGGTCAGGTTCTCTACGCCGCTCACCGGCGAACCCGCTTCCACATTGAAGCCGGCCGGTGCGATCACGAACTCAGCAACGATAGTGTCGGCCCCTACACCCATCGCCGTGTTGTTCGAGGTCTCGCCTGCATCCCCCGAAGGTTCTGGAACAGGCTGATGCACTTGCCCAACAGCAATGCGTAGATCCGCCTGGGCATCGTTGGCAAACAACCGGAACGTCTGACGAAACTCGGTCTGAGGATTATCGTCGGTGTAGCTTGTGGACAGTCCCCAGTTAATGGAACCCCCAGTATTGTGATGCTCGTAGTTTTGACTGATGTCCGTAATGATATTGCCGAGCGGTATGTAAATGCGCTGGGCGAGCTCCGTCGACCCCACCTGGAGAACGCCCCCGCGATGCATAATCACGAAGTTGCCGTCCCGCCCTTGCCATATCATGTCCCCGGGCTTACCCCGTGCACGACCTCCAGAGAAAACCGCACCCTGGTTAGTACCTGTGGTATCCGCTGCGTCTTCTGCCGCAGCGCTCGAGGAGGGATCCTCGGGGGTCTCCATAGGCATGATGAAAGCCAGCACAAAAGGCGGGGGCCCGTCACTGGGTAAACATACCACGCACTTTGCGTTCACTTCGGGAACAACCGACCAACCTTCTCCGCGATTAGGATGAAGGTAAGGGCCCGCAACCTGAATGTTCGGGTAGAACTTCTGGTCAAACTGAGAGCGTACATCGACGGTCCAGGTGGCCAAATTAAAGTCTAAGACGCGAGATTCGTGAATAAACGCGGGCGAAGCCCCGTGGGGCTGCGTCCACGAACTGCGCATGCTGGTACGCTCGAGCGGCGTACGCGCATCCGTATGGGGATCGGTGATGTAGCGGCCCATCAGTATGCGTGGGACGCGACGTCTTTAAGGTGCGGCTTGTCGAAGACGTTGACGTTGGTCATTCCAAACTCGGCTCCGTAAGCCATGCCTGCTACCGGGTTGTTCCCGTGCAGATCAGAGGAAGCCCCGAGGGCGGCACTCGCGGGCAGTCCCTGCGCTGGATCCCGCAAGCGCTCATGGTTCAACTTGGCCATCCAATCCTCTTGTACCTCAAGGGGCATCACGCTGATACCTTTCATAATCGGCGTGTGCTGAATCGGCTGAAGACCCTGCGCTATAAGCTGTCGGTTGGCTTCTTGCACTTTGGCACGCGACGCGTACTGTCCCTTGATCATGGTTTCATGATCCCCGGGGTTAATGACACGGGTCAGGTCGCTAAGGGCGCGCACCACAGTCTCCGTGTTCTGACGGCGAACGCCCTCGCGACCGTAAATGTCATGCAGCTCCGTCACCAAGTGGTTTTGCACTTGAGCCATACTTCCCGTGACGGCGTACAAGTCATGGGGATTGACATAGGTGCGCGCCGGATCCGTCAAAGGGTCTCCCGCGCGCACCTTCATACCGACTTGCAACCCCGTCCACTTCGTGCCCCCGGGTAAGGTGGACTCGGTCTGCCCAGGGAGCGGTTTGAAGAGCGGGTTACCCTGATCATCGTTGGCGATGTGGTGCTTGACGCCACCAATCCACGCCACGTGACCCGTGGGATCTTCTTCAATTTTCTCAACCACACCATCCTTCGCAGCCAAACGCGCCGCGTTCGGGATTTCCTTGGGCAGAGACGTCAACTGCTGGACGCGAATAAAATCGTTGACCAAGTTTGCGCCACGCTCCGCTACACCGCCTCCATGAAAAGCTTTGAGCGTGAGCTGAGTAGCGCGTTCCCCAAGAGCTTGCGTAGCCAAAATCCCAACGTTCGTTCCCAAGGAATAATGCTGCCCATCGGGCGCCAGGCCCGCGCACTTCTGACAAACGCCGGTTCCGTTGTCGCACTTCAATGTTGAGCGGACCAACAAAGTTGCGTTCTTATCCGCGGCTTTGATTGTGGACGCTACCTGCGGCGTAATCACCGTGTCCTTCGCGTACGTCACACCCCCAATGGTGTGTTCCTGTGCCAGAGTACGGTCAAAGATATCCTGGGAGTGGATAGGCAAGTGCAGCCCGTTATCCGTACCGCAATCATGCTTCGTAACCTGTAGGCCCATCGTTACGTTGATGAGCTTCTTCGTAAAGTACCCCGGTTCGCGCACCTCTTGAACTTTGAGTACTGATCCTCGGCGCGCACCGGCCATCTGCGTCCAATAGGAGCTCACGTCCAACCCCTCGGAGTAACTCTTCGTTACCGGCGTCGAAATCACACGGTTCTGGCTGTCCACCATGAGCATCGGGGCCAGGCGAAGCTGCCGGTATTGAATAGGCCCCGGCTTCACACCCGCTTGCTGCATCAGGTACAGGTTATTGGGATTGGCCGTCATCTTCGTATCATGCTCTTTCAGCATCTGGTCCGTTGCATCGTGCCAGGTGTTGACCACATGCTGTTCTCGCTCGGCGTCACTAAGATCCGTGCGCGCATTGATCTGTTCCACCTTTTTAGTTGCAGCCGCCACGATAGGATCCCGCGTGGCCTTGTCCGGCGTAAAGTCGTTCAAGCTCAAGGAATGCGTACCCATAGGCAAGTACTGAACGTTGTCCTTGGGGTGTTCCCCATCTTTCTCGACAGCCGCCGCCGTTCCCTGCGTTGCCGGGTTAGGGATCTTGAGAACACCGAAGGCGGCGTCGTACCCGAGGCGCATCAGCTTGACCGCCGAATCCGCGAAAGCGGCCTTGTGTTCCTTGGCGATCTGCGTGTACACGCGATCCGTACCCTTTTTATTCAAGGACAGATTCATGTTGTGCAACATGTCGTGCTGCATCGATTCCGGAACGGCGGACGCCAACAAGATACGCCCGGCCGTCGTGGGCTTCCCATCGACCGTTGCGGTTTCGGTCACCGTCAGCTTTCCCGCTTGTGCCGCTTTGAGTAAGGCGGCATGGGAGTCGAATGTCTTTCCGCTATCCCCTGTAACACGCGAGAGTTTGAACAAGCCCAGGCTGGCTTCCAGACTCGGCTGGTAAATAACCTTGCCGCTGGCTTCGTTGTATACATTTCGGGAAGGCACCATGCCCTTGGCTTCTTCAACAGCGTCGCGCCCGATGGGTACGTAGAGTGCCATGGTGTCGCCGTCGAAATCGGCCGTGAAGCCCCCGGTAGTTAAGGGGTGAATCTGAATGGCTTTCCCCGGGACGCGCTGCGGCCAAAAAGCTTGCACGCCGTGCTTGTGCAGTACCGGATCGCGCTTGAGCAGCACGGGGCGCTCCGCCATCACCTTATCGAGCGCCTGGTACACCGCGGGATCTTTCTTCCCCGGTTCAGACAAAAGCGCATGCGCTTCCCGTGGTGTACTAGCGGCTCCGATTTCTTGCAGCTTGTTCACTACAAACGGGCGGAACAAGTCGAGCGCCTTCTTTTCCGGTAGGCCCACCTGGTCAAGCCCCATGGATGCATCTGGCGTGATGGTGGCGCGCATGGTCATGTCTTGACGACGCGATAAGAGCGTATTCTGGAAGTAACCTTCTTTGGGTGCAGAGCCCGCGATTTGAAGGAGCACTCCCTTGCCTTGCTTGCCCCGGGTCGCCCAATCTTCCCCCACCCCCATGAGCGCTTTCACGCTGTCGTACAAATTGAAGCGATCCTCCTTCTTGTCATGGTCGCTCAAGTACTTGTAGTTGGGGGATTGCATTGCGGACGCGAGCTGCCCAGCGCGCGTGTACAAGCTGTTCAGATCCGCTTCGTGTACGTTACCGTTCGGCAAAAAACTTGCGGGCCGCATGATGGGTGGGATCACGGGCAGGTTTTCGAGAACGTAGGCGTCCTTTGGATGAATCCCTGCCTTGTCCAAAGTGGACAGGTAGCGCACCTGCTTCGAAAGCTGATCAAGTTTTGGAGTAACATCTCGATGCGCGAGGTTCGCGGGTACCTTGAGCTTGTCGAGAGCGTCCTTAGCTTTCTTGAGCTCCTCTTTTACGTCGAGCTCACCCAGCATATGCGCGATGGCGGCACCCCCCGCTTTAGAGCCCTCTGTTCCCAAGGGAACAACCTTGCCGTCCTTAACCGCGGCCTCACCGTTAACGATGTCCGCGTACTGCCCCTCTTTAAGGCCAAGAACACGCTGGATCGCATGCTCGAATACGGGGTTGGGGACGGGCTCCGGAAGAACAATGTGCGACCAGTTCTGCCCCCCATGTCCTCCCGTAATCGCGGGGTCGAAGACGCCGCCTTTACGCGCGACGGGCTCATCCCCTGCTTTACCCTTCTTCGAAATGACGCTGTAGCCCGGATTGGGTAACGCCCCCGCGCTTTGCGCGAGAATCTGTTGATTGGTGAGGGGAGTCAACTGAAGTGTATGCCCGCGCTTCGTGACGTTGATACCCGCAGCCGTCAGCATGTCCTCGAACTTTTGGAACGCGAAGGTCTTCTTCGGAGGGGGTGGTGTTTCCCCCGTTTGAATGGCACGCCACACTTCATTGTGAAGGCTGTCCCAACGCTCTTTTCGATCCGCACCCTCACTCTTCCAAGTCTGCATCTCCCGGATATTGTGCTTCGCACCGTGCGCGAGCATCCCGTACAATCCCAGGTTACCCATGGACTGCCCGCCCGTCTTACCCCCTTGCGCGGGAATGAGCGTGTCCGCATCATAATGCTCTGGTTCGGCACCCTCAAGAGGCATACCAGAGCGCACGCTCACCTTCTTATCAATTTGAAAGTTCAACTTCAGAAGGTGCTGAGGACCTACCAAAGCTTTACCGAGGGATTGCCCACTCACGGGGTCAATTACTTCTTCGGTATCCGTAAGCCCGTGTTCTTTGAGCGCCTTCTTCACACGATCGAGTTGGTCTACACCGTGCTCGAAGTTGTTGACGATGTAGGTCTGCCCCGTCTTCTCTGCAATCTTACCGGCCGCCGTTTCCAAGACCTGACCCATGTTCATGCGCCCGGGAACGCCGCTAGGATTCAAGACGACTTCAATTGGACGCCCGTCCGCTGTGTGCGGCATCTCTTTGTCGGGAAGGATAGTGGTGATGACCCCCTTGTTCCCGTGACGCCCCGAGTTGCCCGACCAAACAGCTTTACCGTTTCGGCGAACGTAGACAACGTGCCCGGGAACACGGACGCAGTACACCGGCTTGGTGTAGTTCTCGACGAAGTATTCTTCTTGAGCACGCTGCTTCTTTACGTGGCCGTTATTAACCTGAGGCTCCAGCTTCGTTGTAACGATGCGCACCTCGTAGGAACGCGCACACCACGAGGGCTTACCTTTGATCGTTTGCCACCCTTCCTCGGCGTGAATACGGACGTTACCGGCGTAGCCCACGTGCAGAGCCAAACGCTGAACATCATCGGCTAGACGTTTTGACGAGGTAAAGTACGCCACAGGACGCCCCGTCATCATTGAAGAACTATTCCCCCACATCAACCACTTAAAGAGAATGCAGAGGCTGTCCCGCGAAAAACTGAAGATGTGCTCCGGGATGTACTTGACGCGTGCACGCCCAAGAACACGAAAGTGCTCAAGCCATTGCTTGGAATGGATGGTAACGCGGGAGCAGGTCGCGCCGTTCGTACGACTGAAGGCGATGTTCGCCTCGGTTAGCGCACGGCACAGTTCTTCGAATTGCGGTCCCGTTGCTTTGTCAATGGCGATGCCGTAGTCCCCCGGCTGATCAAACGTGTGCCCGTTAGACACGTAGGCCCCCAAGAGCATGCAGTACACCGAGACGGGCAACCGTACTTCGGGCAACATCCGAGAACCGTTACCGTACTGACCGGCACGAACGCACAGAGCGGGGAAGGCAATGTACTCCGGGTCATGCCCTTGCCAGAGCCCACTCTTGGCGTAGCGAATGCGACGACCAAAAAGCGTAGCCGCCGGCGTCAACAAAAAGTCGGAGGCCCCCCGCTCCTTGACAAACATGTCGTGCTTATCGGTAACGAGTAAGTCGACCTGCCGGCTTTTGATGCGGTACATACGCCCGCCGGTTGGGTAAGCAAAAACCGCATCGGGACTTTGATAAACAATGTGCCCGTCAACACGAGAGCAGACTTCGTCGGCACACGTTACATCCGCCACTGGAAGCCACCCGCGCGCGGTAAGCATCTCCGTTTCTTCGTCGTAACACATTTTATCGCCTACTTGCATAGGCTCTACGGTGCGCACATGTACGGTGACATTACCCTCTTCATCTCGATGAATGCCCACCACTTCACCGGGATGCTCACTCTTCCACGTCAAGCTGGAGTCCAGCGTTTGACTGCTTAGACTCTTACGAATCTTGCTCAGAGAGTACGACCCCTTGGAGTCAAACGGGCGGGATGCCACCACCAGCGGATCGCCCGTACGCACGGTTTGACCAACGCGTACGACCCCTGCGTCATCCAGGTGTTCTAGCTGCTGCGTCTCGAAGGATGTTGGGTGCAACGCCTTGTACTTCGCGAGGCCCGTAATGGCATCAGGCCCCAACGTAATCGACGGCTTATGCATGTGCTCACTCGCCATTTTGGCGGCGGCGGTCTGGCTAATAGCGATGCCGTCTTCGAAGTTGTGTCCCTTAAAAGGAATGTAGGCGACCAGCAAGTTCTTTCCGAGTGCCAACTGACCATTGCGCGTGAAGTTGTTATCGGCCAGAAGCTGCCCCGGTGTAACCGCATCCCCCTCCTTTACAGCCGGCGTACTATGAAGAACTGCCTTTGGATCATTGAGGGGAAAGTTGTTGTAGATGGTGACGTGGTGGTCCTTACCCTCCTTATCCTGCACGGTGATCGCGTCGGCCGTGACCTTTGTCACCGTACCCGCCGTAGGCGCGATGTGGGCAGACTGCCGTCCCATGAATTCTTCAAAGGTACGCACACCCGTCGCCCGCCCTGTTCCCGATTGGACTAGGGGAGCGTCCCGATCGTGCAGGCTGATCGCCTGCTCGATATGATGGGTGGCGTAGCTCGCGCGGTTACCTGAATTGTTTCCTAGAAAAGGAATCAAGTTCGAAGTCATGCTGAAAAGCTGACTTGGGCTTCGCATCACGTAGTCCGCGGAAGAAGCGTCGGCCTCTACCAGCTCGTTGCCCTTCTGCGACACCATCACGCGCTTACCCACGGGGATGGGCGTGCTCTTATTCCACGTTACCTGGTCGGGCATCATCACCACGGACTTGTGGTACGTCACAGGATCAATGTGGTCCATCTGCTGCGTGCGCAGGTTGTACACCGGGATGAGAGGCGTGTTCCCGCGTTTAATGACACCCATCGGAAGGTGCAAAGTTACCCCAGTTTTGGACCCTTCGGGGGTATGTATGGAATCCAAAAACCCGATTTGACTAGGGTTTATGAGCTTTGCCGACTCACTGATGGCGTTGTCGCTCTGGATTCCCCCGGGCCCCATGATGGTCGTTTGAAAGCTCGAAGTCAGCATCTCGACGGGGTTGACCTGATCGGCCGTACGCGCCAGCGCGTTCTCGGTGAATGTAGCTTTAACCGGCCTGCTGAACATGTTGCCGTGAATCACCTGGCGGATGCTGGTGGCGGTATTGATCTTACGTGCCGTGCGCGCTTGGAGCGCTTTCTTCGTCTTCCAGTCGGTCAGGCCCTCCTTGGCGAAGTCGGCCACCGTGTGCAAATCCTTGAAGACGAGGCTGTCTCGCTCATCCTCAGGAATCTCGCCGCGTTGCACGCCAATCATCTTGGTCGTAACGTCGTGCAATAGATTCCCGTTCACGTGGTCATAGGGCTTCCCAAGCGTTATCTGCGTCACCTCGGGGCGTATCTTCGAACCCTCCATCGTATCGATGAAGTGCTGCCGCGCTTCTTCGGTGCTCGTCGGTGCACGCTTCTTGTCAGCTTTGTAGAAGCGCTCAAGCGCCGTACCCGCTGCGCGGGCGCCTCGGTTCGCCGCCAAGACCTCTTTCCCCCAGGATGCTTGAAGCGTGTCGTCGTCGACACCGAGCTCTTTCATGAGGGGGTAGACGGGGATGTTCTTTGAGTCCCCGCGTATCATGGAAAAAACCTTGGTCTCTGGATCCAACGTGATGTCGAAGGGGCGCTTTCCCTGCACGTTGAACTGAGACTTCAGCTCCCCGTCTTCTTTACGGCGCGTGTACACGCCTGGCTTAAGGCGCCACTGGTTATCCACCTGGTATTCCCGCCCATCAACGATGTAGGCGTGCCGCTGGGTCATGTACGGCAAGTCCGCCAGCTGAATGCTCTTTCGATCGAGGACCTCTCCCGTTTGATTGTTCTTCAGAGCCAGCGCCCCAAAGACCGGTACCGTCCAGGAGCGCCCCTCGACTTTGGCCTTGTGTTGCTCCGTTAGATCATTGAAATCCCGTGCGTGCTCACGCACGTCGACGCCCTCGAGATGGATGCTCTGCTTTGACCCCGTGATGGGGAAGTGCGCTTGCAACCCCTCGATGACGTTCTGCTTCAAGTCGGCGAACGCTTCCTTGGGATTGAGGTAGGCCATGGCCGCCTAGCGTACCGCGAGGAGGTTCGCTCCTACAAGAAACGCAGTTTCGCAGGGATAACAATCACGATGAGAAAGCAAACCCCCAAGAAAGAAACACCGCCGATACCCCCGGAAACGTCACAGCTCTCCCAGGACGTTGCGGAGCTCTACATGACCTTCGACGAAGGAGAACCCGACAGCGAAGAACCCCCAACTGTACCGAAGAAAGGAAGCAACGCTGCATGAAACAGGGAGAGGTCCCCCTCTTCCTATTAGCCGCGGTGGTCGGCGTTCTCCAGGGCATTGCCTGGTGGCTCGCAGACCACAGTGGTTTTTTACCCCAAGAGGAGGCTCGTCGTGCCGCTAACAAAAGAGTTCGAAGTCATTCCCGGCACCCGTCTATTAACATCACTATTGGGCCTGTGGGGTAGAACCTTCCAAGACCCCATCATGCCGCAGCGCCGCTGGACCGTTGAGAACACGCTGTGCCCTGTACTCGAAGAGCGCACCACGCTTCTTACGCGCTCTGTGCGCAGCAAAGACCCCCTGCGCCTGCGCGTGGTTGATCAATATGGAATCGTGTCTTTCATCGGGCAGTTCGACTTCGAATTACTCTGCGGGGATGCAAAACCGGGGGACATCAATCCTTGGACACAAGAAGAACGCTACGAAATCGGAGATAGGCGCCGTGGGTGGGTAGGGCTGCATGCCTACCCAGACGACGTTGAAGACGATCTCTTTCTACGTGAGCTTGAACTACGCCAACAAAATGACTATCGCGTATCTGACTTGTTGCTTCATGGTTTTGATCTCCCACGTTACTTGCACACGGGGGAGCGCGTCGATGAACAATTCCTCGATACCTATTTGGGGGATTTCGACCCCTTAGGGTGCCCCCGCGACTTGAGCCTCGAAGCGCTCAGTAAACGCTGGCTGCACATTCAACGGGAGGTAATGACATGGCAATGAGCAGCCTGGCTAGGGAAACACTGGCGAACCGCGTCGTCATGCAAAGTGACCACGTGTGCAACAGCTGCAGCAAACTCGTAGCGGCTGAGACGCCAATTTGTCTACTGCACATTGTCATTGCGAACGTTACGCAAGATGACTGTGGGCGGGTCTTCGAAGTACCTCTGCCCCTTCTGGCCGCAGATGGCGAGTATCAGTACCATCCCTACTATCTGCATGAAGATTGCTGGGATGAAACACGCTCAACCCTTCGCTACATTTACAAGGACCAGCCTCCCGTGCTCGTAAGCGGTGCATTTGTTGTGGCCGCTTGCACAGGGTGCGGCTCCGACATTCTTCAGGGGGAAAAAACGGGGATCGTCTATGACGGTAGCTTCGTTCTTTCCGATCGCGCCCCCAACCGCGAATGGGCCCTGGATTTTATTACGATACCGCCTTTTGAGTACATCTGTTCCGTATGCTGCAACGACATCAACCTGAACCTCTTGGAAGGGCTGTGGGGTACCGGGGAGCACATTCTACAGAACAACGAATGCGTGGAAGGAATCACCACGCGCTGCTGGCGCAACGGGCCTTGTAACCGGGCGGCCGGGTACTGCATTGCACGAAGGAATACATGAACACACTCACGGTAACGGTCAGTGGTAAAGCGCATAGCGACAAACGAACGCTGGCGCAGCTTCTCTACCGGTTTCTTAAGGAATACGGCGTTAACGTCGGCCTGTATGAAGGCACTGAAGACATCAAGGAGCAGGGTTCACTGCTCAAGCAACGGGAGCTGAACGTTCTATTCGGTCTAATCGCTGCGGTAGAACCCATGCGCATTGATATTCGCGTTGTGCAAAGTGAGCCCACCGAGAGTGCCTAGGAGATCCGTGTGCGGTTGACCCACGTTCTCGTGGACCCGCATGCCTTTCGTCGTGCTCGAGAGCGCTGGCAGGCCGCTAGCGCTCTCGACGACGAAGCGCTACGCGCCCTTTTTAGGGCTAGTTTACAAGAAGCAGAGAACCGCAAAACAGCTGTGCGTATTCCCGGGGGACTCTACGTGCCCTTCACCTTGGCGGATGAAGACGGGTTTCTTGTTGTACGGGGTAGTTTCTTGAAAACGGCCATGCCGGCTCGTTTTTGTCCTGACGTTGTCGCATTCATCGAAGAAAGAAAACAACATGGATCGCTTTGAGAGTTTGCTGGTGGCTAGCATGTCCACGCCGCTCGCCAAAGGGCCGATGGCGCCCTTCCAAGAAGGCAATTGGGGCATCAATTTATGCTCCATTGGAGGGTCGGGCGTTGGCAAAAGCGAGCGCATCTACGCCATCGGAAAGATGCTGGGCTTGCACGTCTACCCGATCTTCGCCTCCACGAAGATCCCGGAGCACATCGGGGGCTACCCGGTTATGACGCCCGTTGGCTTCTCTCTCGAATGCGCGCTGCCCCAGATTCGCGCTGCCATCAACGACGAACGTGCCATTCTTTTTCTCGACGAGATTTCATCCGCGCCGCGCGCAGTACAGGCAGCGCTTCTCTCCTTGATGAATGAGCGCACCATCGGTGAGTACAAGCTGCCCCCGGGTGTACGCATTGTTCTCGCAATGAACCCCCCAGATATTGCAGCTAACGGCCGAGAGCTTGAAATCCCCTTCGCTAACCGCGTACTGCACTACGCGTACACAAATCCTACGCTGAAGCAATGGGACGAATACATGAACGATGAGTACGAGCCCGACATCCCCAATTTGACCAACAGTGAAGCCCGCGTTCGCGCCAACTGGGGGCTTCACTTCGGCGCTGTATTACGCGTAACCCACGATTTTCTGGCGTCGTCGGGCGGCACCTACAAGCTGAAAAAGGGAGAGGGGGAGGATGATGGAAAGGAGCACTACCGCCTCTATGACCAACCAGAGGCAGACGACCCCCGCGCCGCGGGCCCCTGGCCTTCTCACCGTACGTGGTCGTGGGCTGTCAACGGCGTCACCACCGCCCGCTGCCTTGGATTAGGAGAGCGCACCCAGCTCGACGTCGTTGCGGGCCTGGTCGGCGCAGGGCTCGCTGCCGACTGGGCCGTCTTCATGAAGAAGCTGAATTTGCCCAATCCCGAAGACGTACTCCTGAAGGGCTGGCAGATTCCTAAGCAGCTCGATGTTGTACGCACGGTGCTGTCCTCGTGCGCCATTTACGTAGCTAACGAAGCGGACCCCGTAAGGGGAGCGCAGCTGGCAACTAGCTGCTGGCTCTTGCTGTTCAACGCGGCGAGCTTTGGTTACGCCGATGTCTGTACACGCCCCGCGAAGACGTTACTTCGTGCCCATTACGACGGGAACCATCCAGACCCTCATCTTCAAGAAGCTGTAGCGCAGACCACTGGCCTGCTCTACGACAAGGGGCACCTAAAGTACATCGGGGTTACCTGATGGACCGTTCTATCGTCTCTGAGGCACTCTCACGCCTTTCCCTCGGACGTGCCTACGTCAACTCTCGCGCCGACTACTATGACGGGATCCTGCTCGACATGGTGGTGGAAGTGGTTGACGTCCCGGGGACCACCATGGGCATTACGCAGGGCTTGGTGCTCTACGTTAACGGCCCCTGGCTGCTGTCCGATCCTGAAGTTCAGGCAGAAGATGTTATCGGCAGCTGCCTCGTACATGAGAGTGAACACATTCTACGCGGCTTTGAACGCGTCATCGCCCTCCCCGATGAAAACCTAGCGGGCATCGCCGCCGATGAAGCCATCAACTTCAACCTTCAAGAAGAAAAGTGGCCATTGCCCTCCTGGGTTATTTACCCCTCGACCTACAACCATCCCCCCAACTTGACCCTCGAGCAGTACTACAGCCTGCTCGAGGAAGAGCTGCGGAGAAAAAACAAAACGCTGCAACAGCTCATGGACGGCAAGCAGCCGAAGCAAGCCGCCACATCCTGGCAACCCAAGATCGGCGCGGGCGGTTGTGGCTCCGGGGGAGGGCACGCTGTAAACAAAGAACTCGAGGCGGCGCTCGACGCCGCCTACGGGAAGAATGAAGCCGAGGTCCTCTGCGCCAAACAACAAACCCTCGATGCGATTGAAGCGGCTCTCGACGGCCCTGGGCGCTTCAAGACAATGATCAAAGCGCGCTACAACGCGCCCGAAGTGGATTGGCGTAAGCTCTGCCGCCGCCTCATTCAACGCAGCGCAGAGCACATCGCCGGAAACTCTGTTTACTCCATGCGAAACCCCAGCGTCGGAGGGCAGCTTGCAGGTGTGCTTTGCGCGGGATTGGTGGACCATCGTCCCAACGTTGTCTTGGTCGAAGACACCTCGGGATCCATGGGCCACAAGCAACTCCTCAGCGCGCGCAGCGAGGTGTATCACTTGATGCGCAGCGTGGGCATCGAAGAAGCAGTGCACCTTCAAGTCGATGTCTACGTTCAATCTGATCGGCGTATTCGCCTACGCGACTTACCAAAGATCGATTACAAGGGCCGGGGAGGAACGGACTTCACCAAAGTTTTCGATTACGTAAGAAGGAAGTACCGCGACGCTAACCTGCTCGTTTACTACACCGACGGCGATGGCACAGCGCCCGCAAAATCTCCTCGCGGATTAGACGTCATCTGGTGCATCGTGCGAAGCCCCTACGCGCGACGCCCGGCACCCTGGGGACACCTAGTGGTGTGCGACAAGAGCCAAAAGCTCTAAGAACCGGGCGCTCTCTTCGGAGGGCGCCCCGTGTTTCTTTTAGCTGTTCTTTTGCTCTGGATGTAAGAGCTTGTCTGCAGCAAACCTGGTGGCATCCCAGTCCGGTAACGGCACGGTCTTTCCCGCCAGCGCATGCGTAGAATCTGAACAATACGCGATCTCGCCATTCGTCACGTGGGAGTGACACCGTGGGTAACCAACGGCCGGCTCTGCATGCACCAAGACAGGTGGAGAAAAGGTCGGCGCCGTAGAGGATCCATTGAAGGACCAGCCACTCGTAACGCAGTGAACCGACTGACACCCCGGGCAGAAAAACGACCAAGAGTAGTGCCGCCCATCGGGCAAGCGGGCTTCATGCAGCTTCGTACCCATAGCTAGATCAACGCCTGCATCCGCCGTGGGGGCAATGCTTCGGGCAACGGACGCATGTCCACGCCCCCCGTTTCCGAGCCCCCCTGAGCGTCGCCCAGCATGACGGCGTCGCCTGCGGGGGCGGCGCCCTGTTGTTCTTTACTGATGAGTTCAGTCACCAAATCGGCCAGGTCTTGACTCTGCGCCGCCAGAGCGTTGAGCGCCATCTCTTGCATGTCTGGATCAAGCTGCGCGATCTGTTTGGCGTAGCCAGTGGCCAGCTGAACCAAGTCGACGGGCATCTTCTCGTTCCCGGCGGACGACCCCAAGTCCTGATCGATACTAAGGGAGCTCTGCGCGCCGGCTGGCACGCTCGAAGAGTACCCGCGCGCAGGCGCAGGCCCAGGCAACATGGGGACGGGGGGTGGCTGTGCTGCTTGTTGCGCTTGCTGCGCGTTCAGGGCGCCATCGGGCCCCCCGGGCTCTCCCGGTGCCAAAGGTTGCTGCTGCGCTTGCTGCATCGTTTGCTGCGCCTTGGCTTGCATCTTCATCATGATGACCTGGCTCTCGCCTTGAATCTCGGCCATCGCGAGCTGTTGCTTCTTCACCGCCGCCAAGCGCCTGGCGCTCTCGCGGATCATGATGTCGTTCTCATCTTCAATATCGAGGTCGGCGTCCGCCAGTAGCGTGGTGTCGCTGATCTTGTTCGCTTGGTTCAGCTGGAACAAGTAGATCTTACGTTGCATGTCGTCGGCCATCTTGAACGGCTTGAGCCGTACATTGACCTTGGGCCACCCCATGAAATGGGAGACGAGCTGCATGATCCAATTGACCATCTGCCGCTGTCGGCCGATGAAGCTCAAGAACGTGTTCTCGAGCATGCGCATGGACACGTTGCTGCCAGCCCAGGACAAGCCGCCTTGCAAAAACTCCCGGGGCACACCCATGCCCATCATGATCTGCTCGCCTAGCATTTGCATTTCTTGACTCATCAAGAGCGCTTTGCCATCCCCACCAATGGTCTGATTACCCAGGGGTAGGGGCATGATCGGGATGTAGTTCGTGTTAACTGAGGCCATGCCCCACAAGCAGAACGTGCCGTGCGTTTCCGTGTCGTCTTCGAGGGTAACGACGGGACCACCGGTCATCTGGAAACCGATCACCTCCTTGGCTTCTACCTCCCGGAGCTCCTCGATGCGATGCCACACGTAGCCGTCCTTAAAGAGCCCGATGTTGCAGTGAACTACGTGTGGGAGCGGCTCACCGCGTAGCCAAGCGTCAAAACGCAGGGCCATGCCGCCGTGAAGCGATATCTTGTACGAACCGCTGGACACGCCCGTCTTCCCGTTGATGCAGTAGGCTTCCGGTTCTTGACGTGTAAGACCCGGGATGAACCCATAGGCGAGAAGAAGATTGCGAACGTCGGCAGCGAGCTGTCGGCTGGCTGTAATCGCGTCACGCTTCTCCGTTTTGTGGCCCTCGTGGTAACAACCGTCGCCGTCGAAGTAGCCGTGAAGAAGTGAAGCGACGCGCCGCTCCCCGGCGTGCTTCAACTCGTCTGCCACGCGCTTCCTGACGGATGTACCCTCGCACAGGCTATGGAAAAACTGGGCGGCTACTGTGCTTGAGTAGACACGCTGGATGCCCTGTTCACTCTTTTCCGCGGTAAACCCTTCGGTTCCAAAGTTCTTCAGGAAGAACGCATCGAGGCGCGCCACGAATTCCGCCTCGTCCCTGTGCAGCGAGAAAAGAACCTGCTTCGGCGTGACGTTCCCCTCGGCCAGGTACAACCCAGAGACCCAGCACAGCTCTTCGTCGAAGGCGATGTAACGGGTAACACGACGGGGTACGCGCTGCTCACGGATCGCATTCTGCGCGGTCTTGTACTGGTTGACCGACCAACCCTTTTCCGAGAGCAATGCTTGTCGATCTGTAGCTTCTGCGCCCGACGCCAAGTGCTCGTACGCTTCGGGAACACCAGCGTCTCGATAGTCTACGTAGACCCAGTCGTTGGTCACTGCATTGTCCACGAACTCTGCGAGATCAAGTGTACTCGCTTCCGACGCGGGATACTTCGGTACGGGGTACCCGATGTAGTCCCCCACGCGCAGGTCCTTCACGCGGATGGGCTTAGTCTCACCTCCAAGTTTGTGCCCGTTGCCATTGTTGAACTTCCGTCGTGCAATGAACGGGTGGCCTTCTGACACGCAGGGCACAGCACCGTGCAAACCGCGTACAACAACTTGGTACGCGCGCTCGCCGTCACGTAGGGGGCGGCGCCATACTTTCTCAACAGTAGACAAGAACCCTGTGTGGTCACGGAGACGATCACCCTTCTTCACGCTCCCCGCTTGTACAACCCCAGCCTCAGCTTCCACCCAAGACTCTGGCGTCACACAGTCCTGCCTCCAACGCGCGAGCTCCATCGCAACTTGGTCACGCCAATCGAGAAGATTGATTGTCGTGAATGGATCGGTAGTTCCGCTAGCCGCTTGGGGAAACAAAATGCGTAGGGGAACAATATGCTCAAGCAGAAGCGCTTCCTGCGCCTTCTTCATGATCTGCAAGTAGAACGCATCTTTGAGAACGGGCAGGATAAGCGGGATACCCCAGCCGCGATCTTGGAACGCCAGCGTTGGCCGCTTCATTACGAAAAGGTTGGCCTTGCTGAAAACGACCCCCTTCTCTTGGCGAATTGCCTGAAGAAAGATTTGGGGCATGCCCTCGACGATGTCCTTTTTTCCCAGGGTAACGTCGGCGCGAATGGGCGCGGGCAGCGTATAGAAGTACGTGCACTCGCCCGTGATGTCGTTGTAGCTGACTTCGATGTCTTCCACGCTCCAGCGCACTGGACGAATAGAGCTGGCGTCGCGGTAATACCAATCCTTCGGAGTTGCTGCACCCGTCTGCCCGCACTTGGGGCACGACAAACGAAACTCGTGGCTCGTGTACAGCCAATACTCACGGATCTTGCGCGCCTGTTCACTGAAGCCGCAGGATGTACACGTCAGGTATTTCTGAAAGGGGAAGGAAAGACTGACCGCCGACGTGCCGTAGCACTGGTAGTCCAAGCCGCACTCAATCTGAAACGATCGCATGCGGATGGTTTCATTAAAGTACTCGCTCCACCGTCGTACAACTTCGGGATCTTCGTGGTCCACGACTACGTCTGTCACCGGATATTCCGCCAACTTAACAATGATGGCGTTGATGAGCGGGTTGGTCAGGAAGTAGTACCGGCAGAACTTGAAAAGCTGCTTAACCGTGGTCGGCAAGTACGTGTGCGCGACATCAAAGAAAGGGCTCGGGTAATTGACCCCTTGCACGTTGCCGCCCTGAATACGGCCGCGGGTCATGCCCCCTTGAAAGCGCCCAGGGCTCGTGGGGGAGCCCATCGCAAAGTTACCGAAGGAGAAGCTCATGACATCAGGTTATCCGGCGGTTTGCCTTGCGCTGCGTTGGTCATCACTCGTTCAACTTGGGGGCTATCGAGACCCGGCTGCGCGCCGGGGGTCGCGGCGCCACCGCCGAGCGTCATGGATGGCGGTTGGTTCTTCTTCACACCCACCAATTGTCCGATGCCTTTCCCGATGGTGCCGCCCACAGCGCTTCCCACGTGCCCAATTGCACGACCCCCCGTGGAACCCACGAAAGGCGTCAACGCGGACGCTACCCCGCTTCCAAGGGCACCCCCGACTTGCTCCCCTTTCGTGCTCGGTGCGTCGGGATCATTCGGATCACGGGGCTGCGCTGCGGCAAGGGCAGCGCCGGCGGCCGGGGTGCCGATCAACGCGGCCTTGCCTAACGTACTCTGCCCCCTCCACGCATTGCCGAGACCGTGCTGCAGCACATCTTTACCGCCCTCGCGCAGCCCCTTCTCCTGGAAGTTCTGAGCGATCCCCGCCAAGCTGGTCTGCCCCTTTTGCGCGCCTTCGAGCGCCTGACGGTACCGCCCGTTCGCTTGACCCATCGCGGGGATGTTGCCCCGTTGCAACGCCTTCTCCGCCGCATTCAAGTGATCTTTCAAACCCCCGACGTTCAACTGCGTCAGGGCTTGCGCGTACTGCGGCGTTCCCCGCGCGGCGCCCCCAGGGACCAACCCGGTCACGGAGTGAAGCTGGCGCTGCCCAGACCGAGCCGCCAAACCAAGCGGGTTGTATTTGCCCGCGGTGAGCTGCGCCACCGTCCCCGCCCCGCGGCCCCCCGAAGCCAACCCCGCGGCACCCCCCACGGCGGTGCCAATCAAGGCGCCCCGGCTTCCGCCGGCGAGTGCGCCCGAAAGAGCGCCCAGCGTACCTCCCCCTTCTTCGACTGGTTTGCTGTACCCCTGGTAGGCGCCGTGTGCCGCGCCGAGCGCGCCGCCCGCAGCCGCCCCGAGGCCCATGCCCGCGCCCACGTTACCCGCGGAACGTACCATCTGGCCCCCCACCGCGCGTCCAGCACTTTGCAAAGCGGCGCCCGCCCCCGACTGCGTCAGCTTCTGAGAGGCCGCGGTCAGGGCGCCGCGTGCC